AGGTTGCTCGCCTTCTTCAGTACCTAGTACTGGATTAGGTTGCTCTTCATAACCTTTGATTTCCTCTTCAACACTATTAGCATAGTCTAGTGTTTGCATAATAATATGATTTGGATTTATTCCTAACAGCTCTGCAATCTGTACAATCTGCGGAGGCGTTGCTGGATAATTGAAAGTCACATCCATAAATGTGCAACTATCGTTCTCTGCATCTGGAAAGTCTGCTAGTACTTTTTGTATTGGAGTTTTCTTTGGTTCTGTCATTTTAACGACATCAAACTGCTGAAGTTTTTCTTCCAATGCGTTGATTAGTTCTGGTTCGCAATCGCCAAGAATTTTAATTCTATAATCAAAAGTTTGACGTGTTTCAACCAGGTATTGTGCAAATGATTTCATCTTATGTTCCTTCTATGCAGTATTTAGCAGAATACATCTTATTTCTCTTCTTTGTTTTTGTTTAATAATCTATCTAGAAGTGCGTTTCTATCTAGTACAACGCCGGTTCCGTCGACAGTTTCTTCTTTGTTGAGGTTTGCTTTTTGATCTAAGTTTGCTTTTTTTAATTGTAGATCTACCATCTTTAGTTTCTTGTTAAGTTTAGCAGTCTTGGCAGTGATAGCATGTCCAAGCATTGTACTCGCTACTCCAAATATATCGCTTGCCCATCTACTATCCACATTCATACCTAAATCCATCATATCTTCGTAGCCTTTTACAGCTTTACCGGCAAGATCATCCATTTCAGTATCACTTGCTTCTAGTCCTCTAACCATCGGCAAAGCGGCCTGGACTTTATCAAGTTCACTCAGAGTGTTTTGCATTACTGGATTATTTTCGGGAATTGGCTCTGGTATGTTGTCAGGAGTAACTTCGTCAACAAGGCCCTCTGTAGTAGGCAAATCAAATAGTTCTTCTAGTTTCTTTGTCATGCGATTCCTTTAAACATTTTGGACATATACAATCTTGTAACTCAGTGCTTATAGTTACTAACGGTTCGACCATACACCAACAAGTGTAGTTAGGATCGCAAGTAAATCTAGTATTACATAGTTCGCAAGTCTTCATTTTACTTATTTACGCTTTCGTCCTTGATGGAATATATCTTCTTCGGTTACTACTCTAAACATAATGCCATTTCGTTTACACCATTTTTGGGCGGCGTCCCATTTAGCATAGTTTACTGCTACAACCATCTTGTCTCTGTTACTTGCTTTACTTTCAAGTATGCTTTGCTTCTTAGGTTTAATCTCAATCAGCTCTGTTACAACTTGATTGTTTTTATTTCTATATTGTATAAGGAAATCAGGAATGTATCTTGTTGGCTTGCCAGTTAGTGGATTTCTGTAAGGTATAGCAAGAGATTCACTCGACCATGTGATAATATGATCATTGCTATCACAAAATCGCATAAAGGCAAGTTCCCAACCACTTCTGTACTTAGGTACACCTTTGCCTGCGTACTTTTTTTGGTTCATTACTGTGTATGTGCCTTGTTGAAACTTTGACATACTTGACCTATAGGAGTATGTTACGTGCAACATATTGATTAGGAGTGGCAGTATTTGTAACTCCGAGAAGCGTAGTATTACTGCGATTATTATTCAAGTAAAATGCTAAGGTTGCAGTAACTTGAACCTGATTTTGATTACTAAGTTCGCTTAGAATATCTTCCACAGTGTTACCTGTATCTTCACTTATTTGAAAAACAGTTAGTGTAAAGTTTTTAGCCGCAAATTTATCAGAAAATATACTTGCAAAAAATGAATAAACTGTGTCATATGCATTTGCATCTATAACCAATTCACGATTGTAGAATTCGTCAAACGCTCTAACAGTAGGATCAGTGCCTGGATTTGGATAATTTAATGTAGCCATTATGGTCCTGTTGTCTTAGGTTTTGTACCAGTTTGATTGTTAATCACAACTGGACCAGTTACATTTGTACTAATATTTGCTGGTTTTAATGTAGCAGGAGCACGATTTCCTGTAGCCTGTATATTTGGTTTATTTGGAAATAGTACCCCTCGAGCCGCACCTGGCAGTGTCTGTTTAATTTCACTACGTGCTATATTAAGAGATTCTGTTTCTATAATTTGATTTAAATCTCTGCCTTTGAACGTTTCATATGCAGTACCACCTTTTTGTATTGCACCGATTACTCCTGCTAAGTTACCTGCACTTAGATCAGTAATGATACCACCAGCGGCGTCTATAAGTCCTCCCTGGCCAAAGACAGTTGCGGCACTACCCGGTCTACTTAACGGACTAGTGATTGTGTCGTAGTTTCCTGGATTAGCAAAACTTGGTATAGCACCATCTGGTTTGCCTCCAGTCAATGCACCACTATAGTATTTTACAGTTTCGTAATCAAAGGTAAAAGTATTCTGCATAATACCGGCACCTTCTGAATAATTGTATGTATCATGCTCAAAAGAACTTATAATCGGATTAATAAGTGTATAAGCCGCCCATTTGTGATCATTCATACCAAAAATTGTTATGTCACGGAAGAACGCAGGCTTTCCACCTCTAGTACCATCCATATAACTTTCGCCGATGTAACCCCAATCATTTATTTCTCTATCCTGTGTATAGATATCTCTAAACCCGTATGGGAATGATGCTCCTGGGTCTACACCTTGTGCATTTGGTCCTAGACTTCCGTTAGTGACTGCGGCATCAAAGTATTTTTGACTTGCATCTTTATAGTAATATGAATAATAGTTGTACCAGAGTGTTCTACTTAGGTCACTAGCGTCATCATGCATTATGCAGGTGATTGGATCGTAGTCAATTTGTGTTTGTATTTTACGTTTTCTGTTATACTGATTCATAGTATCAACTGAAAACTTATATCCAGGTAGTTTTATTTCTTTAACCAACAAATTTAAGTTTGTTAGGTCATCTGCTTGGAATACGTTGGCTAGTTGAGGAATCTGTTGTATGTTAAGACTAAACACAACATGGAATAGAAATTTACGACGTGGAGAAAGAGCTCCATTATTACTACGGAAAGTCTTGCTCGCATGAGTATAGTCTTTTAAAAAGTCAGATCCAAAGAATCCTTTGAGAAAGTCTTCACCGAAAGCCATAAGTTACTCCTTAAACTTAATTAGCCAGTTACGACGTCACCCAGTGTTCTTCCTACTGTTGCACCAATGCCTGTTCCTAGTGGTGTTTGTACTGCGTTGTCATAACGTATTGATGTTTCAATAGTTACTGGATCGTTTGAACCGTAATCTAAATCACCATAGTTAGCATTTACTAAGAAGCAACCATATAATTCCCAAGTCTCAAGTACGTTAGGTGTGCTTGTTCCGTTACCACCATCTAATACTTCAAGTCGTGTAGTAAATTTGTANTCAATACCTGAACTTGCTGATGCTTGTTCNAGTGTATCCATTTGCTTTTGAATTTGCTCACCAATTAATCTNGCAACGTTTCCNCCAGCATCGTCTCTAAATGTNGTTGATACAGCGTCCCATGTTTGACGACCAGCAAGATAAATCCTACTGTTATAAATTGGTACTTCNATTTCTTCAAAGTTAATTGTAGGCCTAGTAAAAGTCATTACCTGTTTGGTAAGTTCTGTTCTAGGTGTAGACACGCCAAGATTCTCAAATACCACCCGGTAGCGATATTTTAACTTNGGCATTAACAGTCCTTGNGTTGGACTTGATTGGTCTGATGCCAAAGGCACTGTCATTCTTGTTAGCGATGATACGGCCATTTTCTAATTCTCCTTATTACAAATATTATTTATCTAAATTTCGCCACAAAAAAATGAGGCCTAAACCTCATTTTTCATTATTTAAAGTGCTTTAAACTGCGGCTGAGCTGGCTACATTACCGGCTGCTATTTCGCCTGTGTTTTTAATTCTAACTGGTATGTAGATGAATTCAACTGCTTTAACTGGTTCAATTGCAACATCAACATATAGTTCGTTCGCATCAATTCTTGTTGGAGTATTATTTGATTCATCGCATACTACCAAATAGTCGTAAACTCCACGCTTTGCTACTAAGTCAATCATCAAGCTCTCAATGCTGTTCTTAATCTCATCACGTGTTGTAGTGTCGTTTGGCTCAAAAACAAAGTTCTTACCAATTACTTCTAGTCTTCCTCTAATGAATGCTACAAGTCTTGCAACGTTAATTCTGTCTAGTGAACTACCAGTAAACGTAGTTTTGTTACCATAGTTAAGGATGCCTGATCCAGGAATAAATGTAATTGGATTCACATTATTCTCATAAAGTGTATCTCTTAACCCTTGTCTAACGGCAGTCTGTACAAATTCACCTGTTGTTGCGTCTATATATCCTAATTGACTAGCATTGTCAACAGTACCACGTCTAGTACCTGCTGGTGCTAACCAAGGAAAAGCAACATCATCTGAACGCACAACTGTTCTTAGCATCATGTGTGT